ATTCTCTGTGTAATCAATTATGCAATGTGGTGTGAGTATAAAGCTCGTGCCACAGGCATCTATCCGAAAGCGACCAAGGGTAATACCTGGACGAAGGAAGAATTTGTTTTGATTAACGGAGATGATATTGGAGGAGTCATTCGTGATGGTACCGAGAAGGTTTGGCAAAAGTGTGTTAAGGCTGTGGGTTTGACCCCATCCCTTGGAAAGAATTATGTATCAAAACATTTTCTGACCTTGAACTCACAATTGTACACTTTCCCTAACGGTATCCCTGTTCACGAACCCTGGGTGAATCTTGCTCTCCTTGCACCTTTAGGATCAACCAAACAAACGAAGGATGACCGAGAGAAGAACCTTGAAGAAGGTACTGATCCTCTTGAATCTCTGGGGCAAATGCACGATGATTTCGTGTCTCTTTGTCCGAAGAGTTCTCGAGGCTCTTCCGTTTTTATCCACGCACACTCGAAGGAGTTGCTAAGGACTTGGCGGAATCTCTTTGGTCCCCGACATTTGGGTGGCCTTGGTGCGACTCCAGTTCCCGGCGAGAAGGGATCGAAAGCAGACGGTTACCACCGTAAGCAATTGATCCTAGCCAGGATACTGAAGGCAGGAGAGGTTCGGTTGCCGGGTCGGCAATCGAGTTCCTCTGTAAACCTTTTAGCGCAGCGTCTCTCTGTACTTCGTTATTCTCACGCAGAGATGACACTAGTTTCCACTGATCCGGAAACTGGTGACTTCATTGTACCCGATGGAGCTGAGGACATTTCTTGTCTTGTCGATGATTTGTGTCAACGTTTTCGTTCAATGTTAAGTTGGACGATGAAGTTGAACTTAGAACCGGCCAAGGGCACGGATCACTCTTGGGCCCATAAAGTATTGAAGGCGTATGAAGGAAAACAAGTTTTTCCTTATGACGTCCAACGATACTTATTGGAAGCACCCAGTGAATACCGGTACTTGGTCATGACAGACTCGAAGGTCGCATCAGCCCTGACGGGAGAAACGAGTGTGGAGCACTACCTGTTGGAGAAGGTTGTCGTTGATGAGAGGGATAGTCTGGAAACTGTAGATTTACAGTAGTACGACTACTCATCCAACGAATTTATGGGTTAGTTACTTGTTCGAGTAACTACGTATGGGTGGACTGTTCGGCAAAGCTGGTTAACTTTGCTTACTTTCCTAGATCTTAAGTGATACCCCCATCCCCGATTTTACTAGCAC